GGGACTGCAATTGATATGGATTTACCGAGGGGATTAAGGCTTAATAACCCGGGTAATATTCGCATATCAACTACCAAATGGCAAGGCGAGATTATCCCGTCAGCAGATAAGTCATTTAAGCAGTTTGTATCATTGGCTCACGGTTATAGGTCGATGCTTAAATTAATTCGTAACTATAAAATATTTTACGGTTTAGACACAATCGAAAAGATCATAAATAGATGGGCACCACCGAACGAAAACAATACCAGCAACTATATATCATTTGTCGTTAAAGATACCGGAATACAGCCTACAACAAAGATTAATCCGTACGTTGAAGAACCGATGCTGCGAATAGCTGCAGCAATCACAAAGATGGAAAACGGGTTAAATACGAAAGTAGATATGCAAGCCATTAAAGAAGGATGGAAGTTATTATAAATTAATTTAATATTTACAACTATGAGTTTAAAAAGTTTTGTAAGCAACGTTTGGAAAAAGTTAATCACTTTTGTTAAAAAAACGTACAAGAAAGTTGACGAATTAGCGAACAAGTTTTGCCCGATTGCTATTAACGTGGTGGAGGCAATGAAAAAAGTAAACGATGGGACAGTGGGCGACGTGATTGAATTTATCGTTACAACGGCTATCCCGGGAAGTAAAGACGATATTGTAGTGAAGGCATTGCGTGGTAAATTGAAATTAATATTGCCTAAAATAATCACGCAGCTAACCATCGTTAATTCGATTGCCGAGATTGAGGACGAAAATGAGAAGTTAAAAGCTATACTTGCAGCCGTTAATATTTCACCGGACGAAACAAAGAATGCGCTATATCATAGTTTTGGTGCGTTGGCATTAGAAAAGCTATCAGACGGAAAATTATCATGGTCCGAGGCTGTTCAGCTTACCGAATGGTGGTATCTTAACATTTATAAGGCTGGCAAATAAAGTCTGTCAAATCGAATAAAAAAGGGTAAAATTAATTTGTTACCCTTTTTATTTTTACTTCTCTAATTGTTTAATTTTCCTGTCAATATAATACGCTGCCTTTTTCAGATCCTCAATTTCCTTTTCTTTATCAGAAACGCCAGCTTCTTTCTTTAATCCTGCACGCCAAAGATATTTAACGGCATTGCCTACACAAAAATCGTAATGCTCAGTTATATCTATACATTCAATGCCGGACGGATGTCCCGTGTAATGGCTTGGTCTATTTACTTTATCATCCATCGGAGGGAGTCTATTTATTCCTGTGTTTATCTCGTTATTGTCGGCAAGTTCATGAATAAATGAAATGATTTGCTTTTTTAATTCATCATTATATCCAATATTGAACGATTCGCTTTCGCCGCTTGTGTGATTAATTGTTACAACTTTATTAATTCCGTCTAATGAAAATCTAACATCTATTTGATCAACGTCATTAATAGACACCATTTTATTACCTATCCTTCTTTTATTTTTCATATTTATTCGCTATAATTAAAATCATTATAATCAGATTTACTTAACTCGATTATATTGTTTACTACAATTGATTTTTTATTAATTCCGTCTGAACTATTTGGAATAATTTGAGAAATTCTTTGTTTTGAAAGGAAATAACCGCCATAGCATACTATTGAAATTTGACCATTTCCGGATAACCCATTTTTGCTAATAAATGAATAGCTTACAATAAAATATCTTTTGATTCCAAATAGCCTTTTTATTAATTTAATCATGTTTCTTTTATTTGTTTACTGTGTCATCAAAAGCCTTTCCTTCAATTTCACGAACTTTAATTGAATTTCCATTTTTATTATGCTCATCCAATTTAATCATTAATTCAGCACGTTTAATCTCGTAATTCAAAATATTAATAGCTTGTTTTGCCAAGTTACTTTGTGCCTGCGCTGATTCTACGGTTATATCATTGTTATCTAATTTTTCCATTTGTCCGCAAATGAAATGGAATAACGATTTGCTATTTACTGGTTGCATCTTTTTTATTTATTAAACAATTGAACAAAATCAAAACTAATTCCTCATCAAAAAAATCCAAATAATTAGACTTTCTTTTTATTATTGCCTTTGCATTCTTGTATTTAGAATACTTATTAACGTACTCAATACATCTATTAACCGCATATTGATAGTATTTAATTGTATCACTATTCATAATTTTTATATCATTAAAATAGTAAATCAAATCAATCAGATCAATATATACAAGTTTTGAAGGTCTGTTTATAAGTTGAACACATACCCCGCCTAACGTTGTTCTGCCTTTGTCCGAGATGTTCAGGTTATCTGGTAAATATCCTCCAAACATTTCAGTCACAATCTTATCAATCACAGCAATAGCGGAGTATTTATTAAATTGCATATATTGTTCTATACATGTAGATTGAGTTTTGTTTATCTCATCTACAACTAAAGCGTTAAATAAATCCTTGCATATAGAGATTCTGACTTTTCTAAAATTTATTAGAACATCAAAGTACACTTTTAGACAATCACATTCATAAGGCTCATTTACTTTTCTATAATAACATCTGTTATAATTAATTATATCCATATTTACGTTTCTTTTATCCTTATCCCATGCTCATGAAGCATAAGCTTCCGTTTAATAACATATTCAGTAGTCCTAAAGCCCTTCGTATCCTCAACAACCAACTCCTTCGTCCGCTCATCAAAGTACACGAAATCGGCTCTATAAGTGCAGGCACGCTCAATGCATTTCTTTTTACCATCAACAACACCGTATTGTGCCGGAATAAGATTATATACGACTTGTTTTTGCAATCCGGATATATATCCCTGTCTTTGCATCAATTCGAGCACAGCACCCCTATTCCGTTCCTTTGTAGACGAACCATGCCCGACATTATTATATTTGTTTTTACGCCTCATCATTATTTTTACGTTTGTATTCATTTATATACTCCATTATAGTCATAATTGTACACATTAATATGATAATTCCTGCAATTATTTTAACAACTAATGACTCTGATATTAAAAATACGATAAGCCAACCAACTTGCAATATATCTAATTCAAATGTTGTTTTCATAATTACTGTTTTGTTACATCAAACGGAAATACGTCCATCAATTTAGTTTCTCCGATATTCTCAATAGAGTAGTCACACATCGTACTTTTCATGCCTTCTACGAGCACGTTTTTAGCTTCTTCTAATGTTGTAGCCTGCACCAACATATTGGCAGCCGTTTTCTTCTCTGCACCGCTTTTTTCGTCCAACGTGATGAAGTTTAGCTTAACCTTAAAGAAACGATCTCCTGCCTCGTTGAAGAATAGTTCCGAAATCTTTGCCCGCTTAATATCAACTACAACAAAATCACCTGTAATTAACGGCTGCATTTCCTCGATAATCCGAGCCTCCGCTTCTGTAAATGATAAAGCATCAACTAAATAAGCCTCTGTTACTTTTTTCTGTAACCCATTTTCAAGCATTTTCTCATACTTTACTTTGCAAATAAACCAATTGTGTGTCATAATTTTAATATTTAAATGATTATTTTCTGTTTTTAATGAATCTACCTGTAACCAAATCCCGGTTGCGTACCCATTTAGACGATTCATTATGTTCTTTTACTAATTTAATATAACCATTTTTTACGGTTTGTAACTCGTCTAAAAGACTATACGCTTTAGTCCTAAGCCTATCAGCCTCCTTTTCTAATTTATAATACCGATCTTTTAAATTCAAATTGTTTGAACGAAGCCTATCTATATCGACTTGCTGTTTATTCAATACGGACTTCAACCCTTCAATCTGCGTTAACAGAGCCTCGTACTTACTTTTTGAAATGATTTTGAACATGGCTTTATTCTTTAGGTAATTTTTGAATTTTCTCTAATATTTCTGTTATTTTAGTTTTGCTTTGATGTCCAATAACATCGTTTGTTATCCCGGAATCATAACATAAATCTCCATCATGAAGTATTGCTATCTCATACGTATTTATTCCATTTGATCTGAACGTACTTCCAAAAATAACGCTTGCTCCATAACCATTAAAAAAGTTAATAACAGCCTGTTTGTGCCCTTCAAATCTTTCTGTTAAAAACGGATCATTTGATTTATTCCAATCTTCAAAAACCAAATCGTCAAAAGTTTTTAATTTTTCCATGTCTGTAATTTTTTATTGATTTAACATATCACAAAGGACGGCATTAATTTACCAATAACCAAATAAAATTGTATGTTGTATAACATAAAAAATAAATTAATTATAGCTTGCTTTTAACATATAAACCAACTAAATTTGCACAATGTTAAATCAAAAAGTTAAAGTTATGAACAAATTAAAAGATTTTGTAAGCTGGTTTATTGTAGGATTAATTGTTTTATTCCTATACGTTTCGTTTATTGTTATAGGATTATTACCTGTGCTACCAATCGCTTTAGTGTGCCTAACGGACAATATTGCCTATTTAGGCTTGTATTTTATTGTTGTGATCGTATTAGGCTATGTAATAATCAAAGAAAAAATCTAATGAAAGCTATTAAAGTAAGTTTCCTAAACATTGTTAAGGCTCAAAATGCGATTGATGATAATGCTTTGCTATCAAAGGCGTTATTCCAAACATCATCGAATTATTGGATTATAGATGTTAACAGCGATGAGGAATTAAATAAAGTATTATCCGAAATTGAGATAGAATCGGATAAATGCAATTTTGATTATACTATTGAAGATGTGGAGGGTGCAAAATAATGGAGGAAATCACATATAAGACGTGCACAGCATGCAAGAAAAGACAACCCATTACGGAATATTATCACCGTAAAACAGATTCACGAGACGGTCATATGGGGCGATGCCGGACGTGCTGCAAAGAAGATAAAAAGAAGTCGTACGAAAAACGGCAAGTAGTTTACAAGGTAGAGAACCCGGTTAACAGACCGAAATATTTTACCTGCAAAGATTACTGCGCTAAATATCCGTGCTATCGAGGTATAGACAATTGCAAATGTAACTTATCATTAACATGTTTAAATTTTAAAGAAAAATAATCATGGTAACATTAACAGAAGAAATTGCACTGCTTGAATTTGGAACAGGCGATATATTGGTAGGACATGGAACAATTGGAGGCATTCCGGCACTTACATTTAGTAACACAGAAAAGAAAGAAGTAGGGTCAACATTTAATGATGGGACTAATAACGTATGTGACTTAGATACTCCGGTAGTATTAACATTTACAAACGAAAAGTCAATTGATGTAATTATCAAAGGTCTTGAAAAAGTAAGAGCAATTATGCACAATCAAAAATTAGAAGAAGATGTTAAGGGATGATCGGAGAGAAATAATATTAGAGGCTACAGTCGAGGAGTTGCGTAAAATCTACGATGATGAAGAATGGGCGGAACTGTACACATTTAATAAATTTATTGAGCAGCACAAGCGTAATGGATGTATCATTTTGAATAGTGGGTTATATAACGATAAAAATAAAGCATAATGAGAAAACTACGAGTTGGCACGGATTATTTAGTAGGTGAAGAATTAATTCACAATGATTCTATCGTTAAAGTAGTATCCGATAATGGCGAAAACGCCTGCGTTAATTGCGTACTATTTTCAACCGATATATGCAAAGGCGTATTATGTACTCCGGACAACAGAGCGGACAATAAGCCTGTACATTTTGAAAATACGTAGATACAAGCCGTTGAAATATACGGCTTTAATTGCTTTACTATTTGTAATGATTATAAATTATGAGTAGCCTATATTATGCGAACGTATAAAAGCTAAAAACCGACTGGGTTATTTGGGTTTTTCAACATCTTATTTAGAATCATTCTAAATAACAAAAATATATTGTCGTACATTGCAATGTATAAAATTATATTATTATATTTGTGCAATATTAAATACATTATATCATGAAGGTAACAAAACAAAACGCATCAGAAAAGGCAAGAATGTTATTAGTTAATAGAACTTACGAAGAACTTGCTGAGGAATTGGGTATAACAAGAGTAACGTTATATGCAAGGTTTGCTAAGAATAATTGGAAACGCTCCGAGTTATTCATGCTTGAAAATATGAAATGATATGAGCAGGAAAGGATTTAACTTTTATAGGAGTTACTTTGATGTAGCTATGGAATTGCCGGACAAGGATAGGCTTGCATTTTATGATGCTTTGGCAAAAAGGCAATTCTTAGGTGAAGAGCCTACTTTAACAGGTATGGCAAAACTTGCATACATTTCTCAAAAGTACGTAATTGATGCTCAGGTTAAAGGATGGGAGGACAAAACAGGAACATCTTTGAAAGTTGTTGAAAAACAAGAAGTTAACACCCCATGCCAAGGGGGTTGCCAAGGGGGTACTTGTGGGGGTTCTTATGCCCCTTCGGTACAAGAGAAAGAGAAAGAGAAAGAAGAAGTAAAAGAGAAAGTAAATATTAATATTGTTTCTGACGAAATAAAAAAATTAAAAGAATCTTTTATAGACTTTAATAAATGGTTGGATTCTGAAACAATATTTGTCCGTAAGATAAAAACGCAAATGACGGAAGAACAGTTTATAAAGTTGAAGAAAAAATATAATTCAACCCAGATTATGAATACTATCTTAAATTTGGAAAATTATAAAGATGCTACAAAGAAATACACAAGCGTTTATTTAACGGTTAACAATTGGTTGAAAAGAGATACGAATAATTTAAAGTAAATATTATGGCAATTAAACTTCCTCCATACGATTTAGAGATTGAGAAGATTGTGTTAGGCTCATTGATAGCTAACAGCAATTCATTGAATGAAGTCCGCACGATCATTAATGAAGATTGTTTTTATGATTTGTTCCATAAAGATGTGTTCAATGCAATAAAGATACTTGATGATGCCGGGACGGCTCCTAACATGATGACCGTTTACAACGAGCTTTTGAAAAAGTACAAAATTGAAGAACTGACAAGATTCGTTGACATTACAGCATGCCAATCATTCGATGTGTACGATTTAACTTATGTTTTAATAGATAAGGCTATAAGACGCAAATTATACTTTGTAGGCGAAAAGATAAACAGCATGGCAACGGACGAAAACAGCGACATAGAAAGCATAATTTCATACGGAAATGACGAAATTAAGGCTGTTTTGCAATCGAATGAACAATCAGTATTTACTCTTGATGACTCAATCAAGAATGTTTTAGAGATTATGAACAAAAATAATTCAAACAAAAATGAGTTGACAGGGACACCGACAGGTTTTAAAGAACTTGACAAGCGAGGAGGTGGGTTGCAGAAATCAGATTTAACTATTATTGCAGCCGACAGCTCACAGGGTAAGACGGCATTCGCAATGAGCATAGTTATGAATGCTACAATGAGAGGAGCTTCATGCGCAATTTATAGCATGGAGATGAAGAAGGAACAATTAACGGCAAGAATTTTAGCTATGCAATCGGGCGTTTCATCTTCGGACATCATGTATAAAAGGCTTAATGCAGATCAATACGACATGATAGATAAGGGTATAGGTCGCATATCAGGCACTAAGATTTATTTTGATGACAGAAGTACGTCAAATATAGATAACATCATTAATTCGATCCGTAGCCTTAAACTAAAACATGATATAGACGGGGCGGTTGTTGACTACATTCAGATGCTGTCTATTAACATGAGAGGTGCCAGCGTGGAGCAGTTGATGGCGGAATGCGCAAGACGTTTAAAGAATTTAGCGAAGGAGCTTGATATATGGATTATTGCTTTGTCACAGTTAGCCAGGAACAACGAGAATCCTGAACCATCATTAACGAGGGTAAGAGCTTCGGGGCAGATTAACGAAGCAGCCGACAACACAATTTTGATCTACAGACCTGAAATTTACGGGAAGTTCTATAAAGAACCTTTTCAGAATGTATCAACAAAAGGAACGGCACAGATTGAGGTTGCAAAAGGTCGCAATATTGGGTTAACAAAGTTTATTGTTAATTTTTTTCCTGAACTTACGTTATTCAAAGATTGCTCCGACAATTTGCCTACAGGTTTTTCGCAAATAGAAGAAGATACTCCATTTTGAGTATAACTTTAAATAAGGCGTTTTAAGGCACTTTTATTTTACAAACGATAAAAGTATCGCAAAACAAATAATAATTCAACCTTGCGAACGAAACAGCTAAAATATTAAATGTATTAGATGTTTTATAACATATAAAAATAAATAAGTAATGGAAATCGGCAAAATATATAAATTAGACAACGAGCTGATAAGGCTTGAAAAAATACATAAAAACGGCATCCACGTCTTTAAAGTGGTTGACCAGTTCGGGAATGAGGTTGTAAAAAGAAAAGGCAATGTTATAATTGATTACGGAGATAGAATTGTACGTAAAAGATTAGATCAAGTTCAGGAGGTTGACGGTT